AATCACTGAGTCTTGTGTCAGTTCGTTCCGGAGACACTACTAGATATGTTTCACCATTGTCCGATGAGGCAGTAAAAGCATATCTTGACGGTAAAGTTTTGAATGAAGTATCCACAGACGGAAATTTTGCTACTCGATCTAAACCAGTACTTGTAAGGCGTTCAACAGATATTGACGCCGCGTATCCAGTTATTTTCGCTGGCGAAAGATCTAGGGCCATTGATGATTTGCTAATTGCAACAGATGACATTGCCAGGGTCGCGTATCAGCTATCTTACGCTCTAGGATACGGAACAGATATGCTCCCAGGAAACTACAAGAGCGACACGACTGGTGCAATGACAGATCTGGTTAGGACTGTTGATGTTAAGCCGGGTGAAAAAGTTGATATTGGAGATGATACTATTGCAGCCGCAGCACGTACTATGGCAACCTTAATAGACAGCGAGCTTAGCTTATTCTCAAGACAATTCAATGCAAGAATTGATCTAACTACAAGTTCGGGCAGGCCAATTCTTCCCAACTTCCAGGGAGATGCAAATGTTCAGCTTGCATCGCTTAAGGCACTGGACACTAAGAATAAGTATAAAGAAAATAGGAGACTTATTTCTGAGATCCAAGCACTTGATTCTGATGCAGCAATGACTGGAGCACTGCCTGACGAAATTGCAGCCGCAAAATCTTCTCTTCAGCAGCGTTTTGATCGAAACGTTGTATTTAATGTTGAAGAAATTACTAAGCCAGGAACTACTTTGACTTTGCGTCCTGGAGCTCAATTTGCAAATCAACCTAATGACCCTGGAGTAACAGTTAAGCCTGGGATGGGCGTAACTGGAGATCCGCTTGAGGAGCTTTCAATCAGATTTGCTGAGGTTATGCTTGGAAACGAAGACCCCCGTGCTCTGCGCGCTGTTTTTGGCCAGGGAAAGGTTCTTGATCTATTCAACGAACAGCCGGCAGATGTTGTTGCAGAAATTGTAAAACTAGCATGGCAAATTCATGGCGAGAATGCTACTCCTGATTTGGCCAAGCACATTACATTCAATTACGATGGGCGAGAATACTACGGTACGATGGGCGTCGGTCCAGACGGTAGGCCAGTTTTTGTGGGGCAACCAGAGAATACTAACGAGCGTTTCCTGCCAGCAGAAAACCCATTGCAGTCAGAACCAAGCCCCACGCAGGATACAGCTGCACGCAGGGCATCAATTGCCTATGAGGAAAAGGGTGCGCGATTGGGGAGAGATACGAATCGTCTTGATCGCCTTAGGTCAGAGGATCGGGCAAGAACAGTAGTAGTCCGCAAGAATAGCCAGTGGAACGCAATCTCGCCAGTTGTTGCGGCAAAATTTGGGGAGATGGATGCCGCAAAACTTGATGCCTTCATAAGGCTGATTGTTCAAGATCTGCTAAGAGAGTATGTTGGGCCTGATGGTAAGCCGGTGTCATATGATGACGTCATTGCAAAACTTGATTTTGCTGATCTTGTTAAAAACGGACCTTTCACCATTGCCCACAGACTCTTTGACCACGGCATCAAGGGAAACTTTAAGGACATTGAGGAGTTTATTAGGTACACGCAAGAAGCTCGCGACCCCGTTGGCACCGTGGAACTTGGAGGGAGTCAAGCACGAGACATTGGTATTGATCCTGAAACCGGTCAGCTTATTATTGGTGGAGAAGACGATCCGCTTGATGCAGTTGACACCAAAACTAAATCTGAGATAAACACCGAGGATAGGGCAACTAAAGTTGCGCCAGAAACGGTTAGCCTTGATGAGCAAAGGGGATACTACCCAGAGGTTGGATCAACAGAGCATGACACAATGATGGCATACGAGCAGAGCAAGATGCTTTCTGGAATGGGAATGCCATGGACCAGAGCACTTAGCGACATTGGACGACCACTTCGAGAGGCCCCTGGATCAATGAAGGCATTCCACGGCAGGGGTGGATTTGGAGCCGGCTTTGCTGCCGACGCAGCATACATGGCATGGAAGGGATATCTTGACCCAACTACACTTGCAGTGTCTGCTGGGTTTAACTCAATTAACTTCCTTCCGATGAAGTATGCGCCAAAGGTTGGACTTATTGGAGCAGCTGCAAACGTTGGACTCACTGCCGTAACTGGAGGTGACATGGGCCGAGCTGCGATGATGACTATTGGCGGACTGATTGGCGGAGCAGTCGGCGCCTTTGGCGGAGGCTTTGGGGCAATTGGCGGATCATTCGCTGGATCTGAAGTTGCAGACTATATTTGGTCTGACGTATTTGGCAACAAGAACAAGAGGAATGATCAGTTATTGCCTAGCTTGAATCCTACCCCTACAAAGCAAATTAAAATTAGCCCACACTTTGGGCCGTAGTAAGAAAAGGCAGGTAATCAATGGCAGCACCGGTCTATAACACAACGCTTGAGAGGGGCAGCACATTCCAGCTTACTGTGACGTACAAGGACGCCTCTGCCACGGTTGTGAACTTGACCGGCTGGACGTACCGAATGCAAGTTAGGGAATCTCAGAGCGCAGCCTCTCCAATTCTAACGTCTGAGGGTGGAAGCCCAACAATTGTAATTGATGAAACAAACAAAGTGACTGGGGTGTTGGTCTTCAGCGTCACGCCCACCAACACCACGGCCATTTCTCCGTCCACCCTAACAACTGCCTACTACGATATTGAAATTCAAAAGACTTCTACCGGAGAGGTGCGCCGCATCCTTCAGGGGAAGCTTAATATTAGCCCGGAGATTACCCACGCGTGAGCGATCAGGTAGAAGTCCAGCAGACGACTAATGAGGTTACGGCCTCTGAAATCGTCCATACCGTTGAGGTTCTGGATGCTGCTACCGTTATCGGAGCGACTGGACCAACCGGAGCAACTGGGGCCACTGGCCCGACTGGAGGAACTGGTGCTACTGGACCGACTGGAGCAACGGGCCCAACGGGCCCTACTGGCCTCACGGGCTCTACTGGACCTACTGGTGCTACTGGCCCGACTGGCCTTACTGGCCCTACTGGAGCCACTGGCGCTCAAGGTATTCAAGGTATTCAAGGCGATACCGGTCTTACCGGAAGTACTGGCGCTACTGGTCCTGCGGGCCCGACGGGTTCGACTGGATCTACTGGCCCAACGGGTCCGACTGGTCTCACGGGTTCTACTGGATCCACTGGTCCTGCGGGTCCGACTGGTCCGACTGGCCTTACTGGCCCTACTGGACCTACGGGTGCAACAGGACTAACGGGACCTACTGGCGCTACCGGCGCCCCTGGTGCTGATAGTACCGTAGCTGGTCCAACAGGACCAACTGGACCAACCGGAGCAACTGGAGCCACTGGCGCAACCGGAGCAGCCAGCACAGTAGCTGGTCCGACAGGACCTACCGGTCCTACCGGACTTACTGGAGCTACCGGCGCCACAGGACCTACTGGTCCTACCGGACTTACTGGAGATACGGGTCCCGCCGGCCCAACTGGGGCAACTGGACCTACTGGTGCCGCTGGGGCAACTGGCCCTACCGGCTTAACTGGGGCAACAGGACCTACAGGACCTACTGGCGCAACTGGCGCAGCCGGCACAAACGGGACCAACGGCACAAATGGTGCCACTGGTGATACTGGCGCAACTGGCGCAGCTGGAGCAACAGGAGCGACGGGCGCCACTGGCGCAGGGGTTGCGACCGGAGGTACAACTGGTCAGGTTCTTGCCAAGGTTAGCGCAACTAACTACGACACTACATGGACCACAGTAGCAGCCTCCGACCATACTCATACCGCAACATATGCTGCGCGTGCAACGGTTGCAAGTGCCACGCAAAACTTTACAACCGCAACAGAAGCAACAGTATCACTAGATACCGCTTCAGGTTCTACTGGATATGCAAGCTATGACCCTAACAGTTGGTTTAACAATGCTGGAGATTATATTGCACCTTCGGTTGCTGGATTTTACATTGTTGCAGGCAATGTAACACTTGAAGCAAACGCTACTGGATATAGAGAGTTTACACTTCAGGTTGATTACGCTGCAAATGGCACATGGTCTGATATTTCCTCAGTGCGTGCTGCACCGAACGGTTCACAGCAGGCACGTCTCTCAACCTCAACAGTAGTATACCTTGCTGCAAATGCTAGACTGAGGATGCGTCTTTATCAAAACTCTGGCTCAACGCTTGCAACAGTTGTTAATGCTGGATCGTATCCAGTTCTTTCAGTGGGAAAGGTCGGGTCATGATGACCAAGAGTAATGTTGATCAGATCCTTGAAAGGCTTGATCGGATTGATATTGACCTAGCAGAGATTAAAGTAGAGCTTGCCGAGACTCGTGGAGCCTACCGCTTGGCTAAGTTTGTCATTGCACTCCTAGGAATAAGTGGACTGGGCGGACTATTCGCCTGGCTGAATGGAAACAAATGAATAAACTAAAGATTGTAACTCAAACAGACAGCATTGAGAAGAATGATTGGATGGACGACTGCGGACCGTCGACTCTGATGGCTGCTGCTAACTTCTTAACCGGATCTTCACTAAAGTCTAAGGATGGTATTGCCATCTTTGAGAAGGTCGGCCGTAAGGATATTGATGGAAAAGGGACGCCATCATCTTTCTACCAGATTATAGAAGCTGCACATCTTGTTGGCGTTAAGGCTAGGTGGGCTAAAAGTTGGGACGATGTCCTAACGTCACTAAGCTCAGGGCTTGTAGTTTGCATCAATGTTGAGCAGGCTAAAGGATATCCATCGTCTGTACAAATGAGCGCATGGCATAAAGCGCATCAGAAGCGCAACCCTGGCAAGACATACGGCCACTACACCTGCGCTGCAGGATCTGAGAACGGAGCACAATGGGCAGACCCAACGATGACTGGGAAGGGGAAGGAAGCGTTTGCTGTAGAAGTGTCCCTTGCCGATCTGAAGATAATTGCAAGCTCAAAGGGTGTATCGCCACACAAGCGTTGTCTGATTTTGTCGGCAGCCCAGAAGAGGTCATCCGCACTTGCCCCAATTGTGGATCTACGCTCACAGATCGTGCCTGTAAACTCATCTGCAATTGTGGCTACTACGCTAGCTGCTCAGACTACCTCTAAAGTGCCAGTAGAGGCCGATTTGCGCCACGTAGAGGACGCTAAATCGCCTAACCCAGTGAAGACACCACCACGGTTAATAGACCCAGTTTTGGCCCTTAAAGTCGCCCAGGCCATAATTGGTAAGATTGAGGCGGCTAAAGGAGACAAAACAATGAGAGACCAAATTATTGCTGCCAGCTTGGATGCAGTCCAGGCCGCCCTGTCTACCGCCATCGCGGTATTCCTTGGGCTTGGTGTAAGCATCTTTGACCTTAGCGGAGACGGAGTAAAAGCCATTGCGGCTTCAGCTATTAGCGCAGGACTATTGGTACTGCAGCGATGGCTTGATGAGGACAACACTCGTTATGGACGAACTCGTTAAGGCCCCTGTACTGGCGCAGTGCGCCGCGTGCAGAAGCCCATTTGCAGAACAGATCAACGAACGGATGCGAAGAGGCGTCCCGGACACGCAAATTGCAAAATGGCTTAAGGACAATGACGGTTACATTTCAAGGATTACTTTAGGAGCACACAAGAGGGATCATCTTACTGATGAGTTTCAAGCAGCAAAGAAAACTGCAGTTGCTGCATTCAAAAAGCAGCAGGGAACGATCAAGGTCAAAGGAGACCTAGCTCAGTTAGTTAGAGATCAAGTAATCAAAATGGTTGATGACGGATTCGTGATGCCAACATTGGCAGAAGGTTTGCGAGCCCAAGAGATGATTGATCGCCGGGTGGAAAAATCTGCAGATAGAGATCTAGCAATATCAATGGCTGCAATTCTTGGTGGAGGATCAACAATTCAAATGATTGAAATGCATGCGGAGGAGATTACAGATGGCACAAACGCCAGCTTGGACTCGTAAAGAAGGTAAGAACCCTAAGGGCGGACTTAACGCCAAGGGTCGAGCCTCCTACAAGGGCGGCACCCTGAAGGCTCCAGTTAAGTCTGGTGACAATCCTCGCCGTGCCTCATTCCTAGCCCGTATGGGAGGGATGCCAGGACCGGAGAGGGACGAGAAGGGAAGACCGACCCGTCTACTCCTGAGCCTGCAGGCATGGGGAGCAAGCAGTAAGGCGGACGCAAAGCGTAAGGCGGCTGCAATCAGCGCAAGAAATAAAGCGTGAAAGTCACCACGCAAGCGGCTTCCGACCTTACTAAGGGTCGGAACGACCCTATCTTCTTTGCCAGTAGATGGCTTGGAATTGACCTGCATCCAGGCCAAATTGAATGGATTCAGGGAATGGCTGCTCGCGACCAGTCTGGGTGGAGGCCTAAGTACCTTACAACTGTATGCTCAGCCGGTAACCGTGCCGGAAAGACACTAGGAATGGCGGTGGCAGTGTTCCATAGCGCATTCTATAAGCTAGGGGTTAAGCCACCAGTCGGAACTGCCGAGGATGCAATGCGATGGCAGAACACACCGTATGAGTGGTACCACGTGGGGATTCAGCAAGAGACAGCGGAGCTGGTGCACCGCGAAATCTCGATGATTCTAGAGGGCGGTCACCCGGCACAGAGAGGCCGGGGCTGCCCCCTAATCTCAGAGGTAGGAAGAGTAGTAGACCACACGAAGAAGTACCGTGGTGAATACCTGTGGATTCAATTCCACCCACTAGTCGGGGGCGCAAACGTACACTTCCGTACGACCCAAGAGAAGGCTAAGGCCCTACTCGGGAAAGACATGAACGGCATCTCCTTTGACGAGGCGGCATTTGAGCCTCACCTTATGCAGATCTACCAGGAGGTTCTCAACCTTAGGCGTCTGTCAACTGGTGGGCAGCTCCACTTTATCGGAACCCCCACTGAGGGCATTAACGACTATGCAGACCTATGGGAA